GGCATTGTATTTGCTTTAGGCGGTGATATGGTGTCAGGCGATATACATGAGGAACTTATGGCTACCAATGACGCAGAAATTATGCCTGTGGTTATAGACCTATTTGGTGTGCTAATTTGGTGCATAGAAACCCTTGCTGATCGTTTTGGAAAGGTATTTGTGCCATGCGTAGGCGGTAATCATGGTAGAAATACCCATAAAATACGAAATAAGGGTAGAAATTTTACTTCTTTTGATTGGCTAACCTATCAATTCCTAGCTAAACACTTTGAATCTGATAGTCGAGTATCGTTCCACATTCCTGATGGCCCTGACGCGTTATACGCGATTTATAATCATAAGTATCTATTGACCCATGGCGATCAATTTCGTGGCGGTGATGGCGTTATTGGAGCTTTAGGGCCTATTATTAGAGGTGACCATAAGAAACGGTCTAGAAATGGTCAAATAGATATGGATTATGACACTCTCATAATCGGTCATTTTCATCAATTAATACAATTAGAACGACTTATTGTAAATGGATCGCTAAAAGGGTATTGTGAATATGCCTACAGCAACAATTTTGGCTTTGAACCCCCTAGACAAGCTTTATGGATAACCCACCCTCATCATGGCATTACTTTTTCAATGCCTGTTAATGTGGATGTATCCTTTGAAAACTCTGATAAGTCAGAATGGGTAAGCTGGAAAGGTTAATATTAACTAATTAGGGGAATTTATTATGTCGCTGCTCACCCCTGAATATTTAGCTAAACTTTATACTACGTTTGCTAAATTGCCGCCATTTGATAAATATGCTTTGCCAAGCGCCAATGCTATTGAATGGAAAGTAATTAAAGATAAAAGGGTATGTGGTTATTTTCATGCAGACCCATTAAAAATAGAAATATCTAGTAGTTATTGCAAAAAGTTCAGAATATTATCTGAAACTATATTGCATGAGATGATTCATTTAGTTTTGTATCATTGTAAAAAATACGAGCATTATGATGAACATAAGCTTGAATTTTATAAATTAGCGGTAGAAGTATGCAAAGTATATGGGTTTGAAATTAGAAAACTTTAATGGAGAAAGTTATGGATTTAGATAAGATATTAGAAAATAGAGAAGTAACGCATGGCGATTTTGAAATAAAAGCTATGTGGATTCAAGAAATCATGGAACATTTAATAGGCCTAAATGCTTATCAAAACATGGAAGCCGATAAAAAAGAGGCTATTCACATGATTCTAGTTAAATTAAGTCGTATTATTTATGGTAACCATGACCATGCAGATCATTGGGATGATATTGCTGGATATGCTTTATTGGTTGCAGACAGAATTAAAGATAAATAATGATTTTACTGATGGTTTTGTATACATAAAAGAACATAATTTTATACACAAGCTATTTTGCTTGCATTATATTAAGGAATAATTATGTGGACTAAACCAGCTGCTCAAGAAATGAGATTTGGCTTTGAAGTTACAATGTATGTAATGAATAAGTAATTAACGCAAGTAACATAATGCGTATTCGTATGCTTGGAGGCAACCTTGTAGGAAGCTTCCAAGAATACACACTAAACACATCACAGTCACAAATCCCACCATAGCGTCAAAATGATCTTGTTTCATTTTTTACGCATATTAGGAAGTGGATGAGCTTTTAATAAATCCATTTTTTCATGTCTTTTTAATTCTTCTTCTAAACCATTTACTCTTTTAACAATATAGTCTTTAGATTCGCTACGAATAGCTGGTTTCTCTGCTTTATATGTAGGTTTAGTTGCCATAACGTCTAGTTCCTTCTTTATCAATAATTAATTGTTCTAATCTTGGTTCTTTGCCTTCTTCTGCAAATCCAATATGACACCATCTATCATACTCCAAAATAACTTGATCGTATTGAATACCACTAGAAATAATAGCGTTAACAATATCCACAGGGCTACCAAAAGAAGGGCAGATGATGTCAGCAGCCAATCCCCTAACGTGTGCAGAAGTCGGTTTACTTCCTAACATTCCATTAACAAGTAGGCAACGATAAGCGCTATTAATATGAATAGGATGGCCAAGTAATCTCCTGACGCTTTCAAGGTTCAAAGCTAGTGTTTTAAGGTTGTTTAATACTTGAGGGTCAGTCGGTGTATTATCAATATGGTTACGATCCGCTATTTCAGAAGCATAAAGCTCTTCAAAAGTAAAATGTTCAGTTATATTCATTCTTCAGATTGCGCTTGTTTAGTAGGTGTTGAATGATAAAGCATTTGATCTTTTATTTGACTGCCATGAGATGAGCCAAAATAAAAAGATATAACGCCTGTCCAAGCAGTTCCTAAAGAACCTAACATAATCATTAAAGCATTGTTTAACGGATCAACTTTATTAAAAAATAATAAAATTAAAATACCAAAAAATCCAACAGTCGTAATTGCAGCCAATATAGCTGGAATATTTGACTTTGTAGCCATTTCCATATTACGAGCAGATACAGAATCAGCCACTTCTATTTTAGCAAAGTCAAGGCCTAATTCTTGTGCTTGACGTTGTAATTCTAATTCGGCTAATTTAACTTGTGCAATTTGATCTGCATTAAGTTTATTAGATTGAATTATGTCATTGACTTCATGTGGCGCTACATTTAAAGCTTTAGACAAAACAGTCACAGCTAAACCTGCTAATGGGCCACCTAATGCACTAGCAACTGTTGGCGCTATTTGTAATAACCAATTCATTTTCTTTTCTCGTGTTCTTCTAAAATACGGATACGAACATTAAGTTCTGATATTTCTTTGTTTAACTCCTCTTTCATTTTAACTCTTTCTGCAGCAGATAACGGACTATCTGTTGGAACGCCTTGTGATGTTATTAAAGCAGGCATTTTAGATTTAATATCAATTAAATCGTTTTGCATAGAAGTCATAGACGATAAAAGCCATGCAATCGCTGAAATGATTACAGGAAATAACATTGACGTTATTTTAGAAAAATCCATTATTGAGCTACAGTTGTTGTAGCGCCATGTTCATTAGTTACAGGAGTAGGAGCTACTGGTGTAGGAACAGGTGTATCTACTACTGGTGATACTTCAGGTGCAGATACAGCAACTTCTGCTTTCTTATGAGCAATTTTGCCAATAAGTGTTTCCACAGCCAAAATAATTGCTCTTACATAACCTACTAATGTTTTAATTACTTGTAATACTGACTGAACAACAGCCCATAAATCTTTAATTAATTGCATATAAACTCCTTATTTTAAAAGATTACTTAATAATAATAACAATACTGCACCAACTGCACCTAACAATATTGTTTCTAAACGCTTTAGTCTTGCATTAATTGCTTCATATCTTAATGCACAAATTTCCTCGTGTGTGCTTAATCTGTGATCTACGTCATCTAAACTATGTTTCATAAATTAGGCTTTCATAATATAGCAAAGTGCATAATACGGAGGCATATTAGCGCCTGAAGCGCTAGAACCTACCGTATTAATTGTTATGCCTGTTGTTGCTGTTGAAGTATTAACATTAGATGCTTGGCTTCCAGAGAATGATCCTGCATCGTTATTAACACCATAACCTGATCCACCGCTATTGGTTGTAGATACATTTTCAACATGGAAGTGACCTGCATCGTTAATAGTGTGATTATGAGATACTAAAACTGCGTCTGTAGAACCGCCTGTTTGACCTACTGAATATGTATTTCCTGCACCTAAAACAAATGAATTTCTTAAATCAGGCGTTCCGTTAGAACCGTTACATAAATAATAGCCTGATGGTATAGCTCCTGCAGCACCTGACCAAATAATAATACATCCGCTAGGAATTGATGATCCACCGCCTGATGTAGAACTTGGAATACCATATAAATTATCATAAGTTGCAATAACATTATTACTTGCATCTTCAACAACAAATTTGTAGTTATAACCTGATGTAAGCCAAATTTCACTTGGAACACGACCATCAACACCTAAAATAATTGGATTGGTATTAGCATAAAGACCGCTTGAATCGGTATATGTAGTAAGTGGCGTTGTTGATCCTGCTTGATATGTAAATATTTGACCAGCAGCCAAAGGTAAGCCTGTCGTGGTTAAAAAGTTTATTCCATTGCCTATGGGTGATAAATTGACTGCCATAATTATTGTTTCCTAGCTTGTGGGACTGATTGTAAATAAGCATTAAATTCTGAAATCGGAATTCTTTGCGCTTGAATTCGTTTAGGTAATTCCAACATAGTTCTTAATGTTCCTTGTGGCAATCCTTTTTCTAAATACATTGCTGCAGCAGGATTGTTTATAATTGTTTGCATAGCTTTTGGTAAAGCATATCCTAATGCCGCACCTTCTGCCGCACTACCCCAATCACCTTTATAAGCACCATAAGCTGCGCCTGTAACTGCTGCAGGAGCTACTTGAGCAGCTATTCTTGCAACTGTTCCACTATTAGGCACTTTGCTTGGTAAAATCATTTTACCTGCGGCAGCTAATTTAGCCAATTCAGGATCTTCAGCATAAAAAGCATTGCGTTTAGCTTTTGTAGCAAGAGAATTATACAATAATGAAGGACTAATATTTCCTTCAGGGTCTTTTAAAGCAATATCTTCAATCTTTCGCATATTTCCCCAATGTTTATTAGCTTCTTTTAATTGAGCAACCAATTCTTTATTTCCTGAAGCTTCAGCAGAATCACTTAATCCTTTATTTAATAAATCTTTTAAATCTCTTGCATAAGATGCAACATCACTATCTGCACTTCCTGATAATTTATCTAGTGTGCGTTTAATGGCTTGATATTGTGGGCCACTTATTTGATTGCCTTCTTTTGAAGCTTTATCGATAATATTTTTAATGTTTTTATCAACAATCCCATATTGAGAATCATTTAATACATTTTTAGCTTCTTCATCTAAAGATGAAAGATTATTTAAAAATTTATCATCTGCTTTAATATTAATTTTATTTGCAATTGAATCATAAACATTACCAATTCTTTCTTTGGCTTGAGATATAACTGCAGGCGTAATTTGACTTGCATCTTCGCCCATAGTTTTTGCAATTGCTCTGTTATAAGCTAATTTTTGATTTGAAGTAAATAAGTTTTCTGCACCAGCAGTTAAAGGGTTATCATTTAATGCGGCTTTAATACGACCTAATAATGCAGAACCTGTTGTTTGTGCTGCATCTAATGGAACACCAGCTTTTTTAAGAATATCAACTGATTGTTTACCAATATCGCCTAAAGCGTCTTTTACAGGTTGAGCAACTCTACCTAAAGCATTAACTGCGCCTAAACCCAACATTCCCATAGTTGCACCTGCTGCAGTATTAAATGCTTTATTTTCTTCAGGTAATGTAGGTTGTAATGCGCCTTGCGCAGCACCTAGTCCTGCCGCAGCTTTATATGTCGATGGATTTAATAATGCTTCGCCTGCGCCAACAGCGCCTAAACCTTTTAAAGCCAATCCGCCAGCTAAAGATGTTCCAATATCGCCTCCAATATGACCTGTTATACCACCAGCAGTTTTCATTAATGGTGCAAATTCTTCACGTTCTTTTAATATTTCTTTTGGAGTTTTTTCAATGCTTTCTTTAGCACTTGGCAATCCAAATTGAGCGCCAAATCTATCTAATGCTGCAGTTGCTTCAGGATATTTTTCTGTAATTTCTTTTACAGGCATATCTACTAATTGTTTTGCACCAAGACTTAAATCTCTAAATGATTTTTTTAATCCTTCTAAAGATTGTTTGCCAAAAGACATTTTTTCAAATTTATTAGGTTCTTTTGTTGCAGTTGCTTCAGTAATTGGAGTAAATTCTAAATCAGATGGTATTTCATCTGTTTTAACATTGGCAGACAAAGGCGTAAATTCTAAATCTTGTGGAACAGTTAATTTTGAATTTACTTTTGTTAGATAATTTTTAGTTTCTGTTGCTGGAGGTTCTGCGCCTTGTGAAACAGCTTCACCTGCTTTTGTTCCGCCATTATAATGAGCCAAAGCCGCTTGAACACTTCCATATTGTTTTACTAAATCAGATAAATATTGTGCTGCGCCATGAGCAGAACTTACAGGATCGTTGACATCAACTCCATAAGCTTTTGCTGTTTCAGGCATAAATTGAAATCTACCTTTAGCACCTTTAGGGCTAATAGCTGTATCATCGCCACCACTTTCTGTATCTTGAACAGCAGATAAAGTGCCAGCAGGTAATCCGTAACGTTCTTCTAATGATTGATATAAATTATCCATTATTTAGGTAAAACAGTTCCATCTTCATATTTAATATAAGTAACGCCATTTTTTGTTGCTTGTGCTACAGGTTTACCATGATTACCTTGTGCAGGTTCTTTAGATTTTTGTTCGCCTATTTTAGGAATATATCCTTGTTGACGTAAAAATTGTTGAACTTCACCAAAATGAGAAGCTGGATTTACAGTTCCATTTTTAAGTTTTTGAGTTAAAAAATCTTGTTCAGCAAAATCTTTTTGAGCTAATTTATCTGTAAAGTCAAATAAACGATTTAATGCTCTAGGGTCAGTATTTACTGTTGGATTATTTTTAATAAAATTTTCAACTTCTGCAACACGAGCTTGGTCACCACCTGAAGCTTGTCTAACACCTGCAATAATACTTTGAGCCAAAAATTTATTAAATGATTGTGTGGCACCCAAATCACCACCTGCAATTTGATCAACTAAATTTTGTGGTGCGCCAATAGCTTGAAGTTTTTGTGCTATTTCTGCATAAGTTGAACTGCCTGCCCCTGGTTTAAATTTATTTAATAAATCTCTTGCTTCAGTTGTTCTTAAAAGATTATTAACACTACCTTGAAATCTAGCTGTTAAATCTTTTTGATATGCATCAAAATTTTGAACGCCAGCTTGAGACAATCCTGTTTTTAATGTAGTTTCTGCTGTGCTAGGGTTTGCATTTTCAATAGGTGCATTAGCAGATTTTCCTGCAATTGTAATTCCGCCAGTTGATGGTGTAATCCCAACAAATTGACCAGCAGAATTAGTTTGAATAGTTGGTAAGTTTTGTTGTGCTTGAGTAGTTGCTCCACCTAATCTTTGTATGCCTTGATCTAAATATCTACTAAAAGCTTCAGGTTGTTGCATTGCTAATTGATAATAAGGCAATGTTAATTTTTTAACTTCTGCTGGAGTTAATCCTGCATTTTCTGCATCAATTTCATGCTGACCCATTAATTTAATAATTTTATTTGAAGCTTCCTGTCTTTGTTCAGGTGTTGCATCTAATGGCAATTTTGAAGCCGCAATAACATCAGGCTCATTCATTAATGGACTAAATGTATTTAATGCAATACCAAGTTTTTCTTTATTTAAAGCTAATTGTGTTTGAGCAGCTTGAGTTTGTGCTGTTTGAACATCTGCTTGAGTTTTTTGAACTTCAAGTGGATTAATTTGTTGCGCTTGTTTAAATGCTTGAGCGCCTCTAGCAATATTAACTAATTCAGGTAACGTATAATACTGTGGGCCTTTTACATTTAAAGATATTGATGGGTCGATATTAAATGCCATGATTATTCCTTTAAACTGTTAATCCTGTATCAATTGCACTTGTGTCAAATGTTGAGCCACCATTTAAATAATTACTA